TCCTACAAGTAGGAAAAACCAATGAGAAACATCATGCACAAAAACTCTATCCTTCACAAAACCCTCGCCCGTGCTCTGTCCATTGCACGCCCACACGACACCAAGGCCACGCTGTTCTTCACACAGTGGCTGCAAGACGCATTGCCCAAGCACCTGCAAGAGGGCGCATGGCGTGACGTATGTGGCAACCTGCATGTGGATGCACGCTCAAGCACCAAGCACCGCACGCTGTTCGTTGCACACGTTGACACTGTGCACAAGGAAGTCGCACCCAACAAGATTCGCAAGACCGACACACACTGGCACGCTGACGGTGCACCCCTCGGTGCCGATGACGGTGCTGGCTGCGCGATGCTCATGCACATGCTGCACAAGAATGTGCCGGGGTACTACGTGTTCACACAGGGCGAGGAGAAGGGCGGTATCGGTGCGACACACCTTGCAGATCACTACCCACTGCTGCTTGCTGAGTTCGACCGTGCCATTGCATTCGACCGCCGTGGTATCGACAGCGTTATCACACACCAAGGGTATGGGCGCTGCTGCTCTGACACATTCGCACAGCACTTGGCTGACGAGCTCAATGCAACCAACGACAACCTGATGTACCTGCCCGATGACACCGGTGTATATACAGACACGGCCGAGTTCACAGCCATCATCCCCGAGTGCACCAACATCAGTGTGGGCTATGACCACGAGCACAGCGACCGTGAGTCCCTTGACATCCTGCACTTCAAGCAACTGTCCGAGGCCGTGACCCGTGTGCGTTGGGACATGCTCCCTGCCGAGCGTGAGCCGGGAGTAGACGATATGGAGTATGGGATGGCGAGCTACAAGGACTTTGGGTTCCCCACGTATGACGAGCACCAGCCCATCACCGCACACTTCCTGACAACTGAGGATGCGCTGATATCAGCGTTCCGTGGTGTGACTGCACCGCTGGTGTTCCTCATGTGTGAGAGCGTGTACCCCGAAGACCCTGAGATGGCAGCACGGTATATCAACACCAACAAGCTGACCGATGAGGTGCTGGAGCAGATGGAAGACATGCTGTACAGCACCGACCCCGACACCATGCTGGCAACAGCGTATGACATTTGCTACAAAGGAGCATGACATGAACACAGTGACAACGATAAACCGCAACGCCAAGATCGGCGTACCAACAAGCTACCGTGGATGCATCATCGTGCCCGTGGGCACAGGCTTTGATGTGGTGGACAAGGCGTCAGGCCGGTGGATGCACGTGCCCAACCAGCGCACAGCCAAGTGGAACGCCACCGTGTGGACACGACTGCGTGATGAGTTCGACACAGGCACACCGCTGGCCAAGCTGCCTACCATCGAGGCCGAGGTTGTGGTGCGGAAGGTGGTGACAGTATGAAGTACCGTGGCCCCGCCAAACCAATCCCAACACACATCGAGCTCATCACCGACAAGGGTGAGCGTGTGATCTTTTTATTGCTGGCCATCTTCATGGCCGTGTTTCTTTACTTGGAGTGAACTATGAAA